CCGCTCGATTCCTACGAGATCGCGATCCTCTCGGGCGTGCATACGTCCGTCGTCTACAAGCGCTTGTGCGAACGGCACGGCAAGCTGGTGCGTATCGCCGACTGGCGCATCACGCCGCGCAAGCCTGCGGCGCTATGGGCGCTCGGCGGCGGTATTGACGCGCCGAAGCCTGTCAAGGGCGAGCGCGTCAGAGACGATGCCAATCCGTTCGCCGCGGCGGCCGGCCTCATTCAGGTCCCTCGGACGGCGACGGTGGGCCGCGTGTATCGGATCAGGGATGACGAACTGGAGGCGGCATGAGCGAGATCGAAATTGCAGTGAAGGCCGTGCAGCTCTACGCGGAGCGTCACCCGCGCCCCTGCCAGGTGACGATCACGCAGGCAGCGGAAATGCTAGGTCTTAGCCGCCACACGGTGTCGAAGATGGTCAAGGCCGGACAATTCAAATTGAACAAGTGCGGCCTGATTCCGATTGAGCAAATCGACCGCGCATTGCAGCCGGTCTAGAGCCGTGCCGCGATATCCTCTTCGCTCTCCCGGTAGTAGACGCGGGAGAGCATCTCCAGATCCTTGTGGCCGCTGATCTTCGACAAGGTCAGCACGTCCACTTTTCTCGCCAGCCGAGTAAGCGCCTCAGCCCGAGCGTCCCGGAACTGAAGGCCTTTGATCCGTCTGCGATTCTTGGCCTTGCGGAACAGGGCGTCCAGCGACTCAGAGTCGACGGTGAAGCAGCGCTCCAGCTGCGCGACAGGCGCAAGCAGCCGCACGGCGTGGCGTGTCAGCGGGATTTTGCGGGGCTTCTGAGTGACGTATTGCATCTTGTGCCCGACGGCCGCGACGCGCCGCTGAAGATCGAGCGTCGCTTTCCCGAGCTGGAGCACCTCGCTTGCGCGCATCGCTGTGCGCAGCGCAACGAGGAATGCCAGAGCCACTTCCTGACTCTTCGTCTCGGGGGCCTTCCCGCTGACATACCCGAGCACGCGCACGAGCGGCCTAACCTCTTTCCACGGATCGACCCGGCGATCGCGCGGCGGCGCTTCGAGTGGAATCCTGAGTCCCTCAAACGGATGGTGCTCGATCCAGTGCCATTCCTTGCGGGCGATGATGAAAACGTTGCGCAGCAGGTTGATATCGCGCACGACCGACGACGCCGAGACCTTCTTCAGGCGCGCGTCGCGCCATTCGGCGAGCTGCGGCGTCTTGAAATCGGCCAGGCGCATAGCGGCCAGATGAGGGAAATCCCTGGTGAATGCATCCAGCCGGAGCTTCTCTTTCTGCTCACCGCGTTTGGTGCTGGAGACGTCCCGAACGTATCGCTTGAACGCATCCTCGACCGTGTGCAGTTCGGCGGGTCCCTTTCCCGATTGCTCGCGCAGTTCAGATTCCCTAGCCACCGCCCACGCTTTCGCCTCTCGCTGCGTGCGGAATACCTGCGTGTCGCGCTCGCCTTTCACGTAGATCTGGGCGCGCCATTTTCCGTTCGGCTGGAGGGTAATCGAGGCCATGTGTGGAGTTTCGTGTGTGCTAAGTGTGGAGCGGAGTCTACAAAGTTCTACACACGACGGTCAATTGATACTGTACGCATCGACAGTATGGTTCCTGCAACCCATTGTTTACTCATATTTCTACACACAACGGATAAACTGGTATATATTCAGTGGTACCGGGGACCGGACTCGAACTCTGTTTATTTATCGTGCTCCCGTCGAACACGACGTAATTTTTGCGTAGGTAAGTAGGATGGTTATTTTCGACGAAACCAAGGAATGCTTCATCGTGAAGATCGATACCTACCGTAGCGGCAAACGGTTCCGGTTTCGCGAGACACTGCCGCGCGGGATAACGGAAGACGAGGCGCTGCGATACGAGGAGAAGGTGCTGGGACCGGCACCGAAGATTGATCCCTACGAAAAGCTCCGCAAGATGCTGGAAGCGTCGAAAGAAGAGCCGCTGCAGGTCGGCCACATCTATGCGATCTGCAACATGCAGGACACACGCGTCATCAAGATCGGGAAGACGGTGCGCCCGGTCGCGTCGCGAATTCGAGAACTCCAGACAGCCACAATCGAACGTTGGGAGATCGTCGAATGCGTGACGGTGACGCACATGGACGCGGCGGAGAAAGCCATCCACGGCTTTCTGGACAAGGTGCGAATCAACCCGCGCCGGGAATTTTTCGAAGTACTGCCAGCTCACGCGCAACGCGTCGTGCGCATCGCTGGCGAGATATTGAAGGTTGATTTTTAACGGAAAAGTCTCGCGCCGGTCAGCATTGGGACTGTGCCGTTTTGCAGGATTTTAGGACCTTTGCGAGCCGCATTTTATAGATGTGGGCACGTTTTGGACACACGCAGTAGCGGGACGACAAGGCGTTAGCGCGCCGAGCCGACCCTGACCCGACGAATTCACCTGACCTTTAAATTTCGTCTGCTATTATTCGCGCCACAAACCGGAGAAGAAACATGCAGGCGGATGAAAATGATTTTGAAAGATGGTTTCATGGACATATGTATCTTGCATTGTCCCGAGAAACTGCGATACGAATATATCAAAAAGAAGTAGTGGAACGTCGCTCCAACCCAATCCACAAAGAGGATTGGGTTATTCCTTGGCCGGAAATTCCGGATCAATTGCTAAATTCGTAGATGATCACGATAGCTGGTTGACCATTCGCACCGGCAGCGGCCCCGGCTGAAGCAAGATTATTCGCGCCACCCGCGCCGGCACCGTACCCAACGCCGGCAGTCCCTCCCGCAGAAGACACACGAGCAATTCCACCCATGCCGAGAGGTGAATTTCCTCCAGTTCCACCAGCTGACATGGTTCCAGGAGCCATAACCATGCCGGGGCCTCCGCTGGATCCCTGCACAGCATAGATCGTCGTCGCTCCGCTGATCGTGCACGTCGAAGAAAATCCAGAGGCTCCAGTAGGACCTGCCCCACTGGAAGCACCACCTCCATTACCTCCCAGTCCTCCAGGGCACGAGACGATCGAACCGAACGACGTTGTGCCGCCGGCCGCTCCATTGTTCACGCCCGCAGCGGCGCCCGTTCCGACTGCGCCGATTGTTACCGTGACGCCTGAAAAACCTGATGTCACCAGCGCTTCTGCGTACGATCCGGCACCACCACCGGAGCCCGACGCGCTCTGCCCTGCGGCTGTTGTGGCTGCGCCACCGCTACCACCACCAGGTGCTTGCACCTTGACGACGATTTTTGCTGTGCCCGTCGTCGGTGTATAGATACCACTTGAACTGAATACCTGAACGTTAAGAAACCGTCCCGCCACACTAGGCAGATTCGCGCTATCCCACGGCGTGGCGCTGCCGAATACGGGGCGTTGGGTGAAGGTGGCGACGCCTGTCGCACGTGCGATCGAGAGCGGCTTGGAGAGTAGCGCACCCGTGTCATCATAGGCATTGAATATCAGCGACGAGCCGGCGTTCGAACCAGACTCCGGATCGCTGTCCTTCAGGATGCCCCAGCGGTTGTTGGTGCCGATCTGGAAGTCGATGCGCGCCTGCGTACCCGCTGCGGATGCGCTCAGTCGCAGGTCCGGCGCCGAGCTCGAAATGGTCTGTACGCCACTGAACGTATTCGCACCCGTCGAAGCCGCTCCGAGATTCGTCCGCGCCGCGCTCGCCGTCGTCGCGCCTGTGCCGCCGCCTGCGACGCCGACGACACCCCATGCCGGAGCCGTAGAAGCGCCAGCAGAGACGATCGCTTGCCCGGCAGCGGAACCGGTCGGATTGAGCAACTGAACCGGAACGGTCGTGGCCGCAAATACTGCCGAAGTTGCGAGCGCGAGAAGCGCGGCAAGGATTTTTTTCATGTCATTTCCCGTCAGGAATTACGGCGTCGTCGCCGATGGTTGAGGTAAGCGCGTTGTCGCAGTGCCCCGGATTGATCCAGTCGAGCGCGGCGCACAATATGCAACCCCACTTACGCCCCGCATTGCGTGCCTTTGCGGCTCGTTCACTGATGGTCTCGTTCGGAGAGCCGCCAGCAAGCGTGTTACCAGCCTGATCGAGCAGGATCAGCCAGTTGAGGAAGTAACGGCCGATTTTGTTCATTGCTGGCTCCCCGCCGGTGCGCTCTGCGCGAGCAGCTCCGTTTTGCGGTCCGAACTCGCTGAACTGCCGAAGAAATAAGCGATGATCGAAGCCCATGCCGTACCGAGCGAGCCGAGCATGAGCATGAATGCATCGTGAGCTGGCGCAGGAAGCGGCACGAACATCATCACGGCCAGCACGCCGAAAAATCCGAATGTCACGAAGAGCGCCAGAAATGGCGCGGTCAGGCTCTTCGTGCTGATCTGCATGGCGCGCGCGCTGGCGCGGTCCTGCACGGCGAGACTTGCAAGTGTCTCGGTATCCTTGAAACCTGCCTGAGCCATCGCGAGCGCGTAATCCTGGTCTGCTTTCCTCATCGCCGCGAGTTGCTCAGGTGTCGCTCCGCTGATCGCCGCCGCGAGTGTCGATTGCCGGTCGTCAGTTGATTCATTCGGTGACGGCGTGAGCCCGAACACATTTTCAAGAGCGGTAATTGCGCCGCCAACGAGCGGCCCTCCTAATGCTGTCCCGATTGTCGGCGCAAGCGTCTTGACGACGTTCAGCGCGCTTGTCCATGCGCTCATGATGCAGCCCTCCGCAGATTGTTTGCGATACGGTTCAACCAGCCCTTGCCGAACGATTCCCACGTGCCAAGACTGGTGTAATAGACGATGCGCGAGGCATTGAAGAGGATCACGACCCTGAGCGGATCGAGCGCGCGTACCGCTGCGATGGTGATCGCTCCGATGATTCCATCCTGTGTGACACCAGCGGCCTGCTGAAGCCATTGAGCAGGATGGCCGCCGTTATAAGCCGCATCGAACACCTGGAAGGCCACGCGCGCGTCAAACTGATCGCACTGGTACGGATCCCAGTAGAACTTCCGCGCGATAGCCTTTGCGGTATCAAGCGGCAGGTCTTTCATCTCTCCCTGATAGCCCCATCCGCGCGCGACTCGGGCCGTGATTCCCCACATCGTTTCACCGCCCGGATCGGCGGGACTGTTCGAATAGCCGCCCTCATTGCCGATCAGCGCAACAAACGCATCGTCGAATGAACTCATGACCTTTCCTTGAAGAACTTCCGCCATCCCCAGATCAGTTGAGATAGGATCAGGATGACGGTCAGAACCGTGACGACATGCGCCGAGTTCGGATCAATGAGCCAGAGCCACCACGAACTCGTTACGCCGGCAGCGCTGGTCGCGGCGTTCGTGGCCGTCGCAATGATTTCCTTGTGCATTGGAGATTCCCCGTTTGTGTGTGTTTTCATTTGCCGACCCATATCTAGGCGGATGCGGATTATCATGCAATATCGCCGTTCCCAAAAACCTTGACTGATATATAAGAGAAATCGGTCGCCACACCGCTTGCATTGAAAGTCATTATCGAAACGCCATTCGCAAGTGTTGTATTTACAGTTGCATAACCGATCCCATTGATATTTACGTCAACGGGATATGAACTCTTTGGGCCTGCCTTCTGGAAAGCAATCGTGTATGCTCCGGTTCCCGTTTTCGTGATGGAAGCAACGTTGTATGCGAAACCGGCAGTCGGGCTTCCCACAGTGCCATCAAATACAGCGGCCGAACTGATGGTCATTACGTCCGTCTTCGCGGGACCGAAATAAGGCGGCTTCTCCATGTTTGCGACATAGAGGTTTCCGTAATCCACAAAGTCGATCGGCGAGTTACCCGGATCGTTGATGAACACGTAAGGTGTTGTACTGGATGGTATGTAAGGAGAAAATCCGTTGAACCCATTGCCAACCAGCGTCAACTTGCATGGATGGGGGGGATTTATATCGACCAGAACGTTATAATTGACGAATTGATTTGGAACATTCGAAATCCGGTTGAACGTGCACCCAACACATGTAAGCGCGGTGGGGCCATCTGAATTATTGCCGCACTGAAACCAGATATCGGCCCTGAAAGCGTTGTTCTCGAAATAGACACCGAAGAAGGACGCCGCGAGCGCACCATTAAGCGCGCCGCCATTGTTTGTAATTACCGCAATGCCATATCGGTCTGTAGCTGTTCCTGTCAGCCCATTGCCCTGAACAGCACCCCCAATGAACGTGACGGTCGAAGGATTTCCGAACAGTGCGCCGAAGTTTGTATTGCTGACAATTTCGCAATTGGAGAACAGAATCGCATTCGGCGGAGAGAATGAACCGTAGTTCATGTTCACGCCACCACCATTCGCCGAGAACGCGCAGTCGTAGAATGCGCTCTGCAAGACGTCCGTCGCATTCATGCCGGTTCCGAACACGCGCGAAACAACATTGCGCATGATGACCCCAGAGCACAACAACAACTGGATGCCGACGCTATTATTCATAGTGGAAACTCCCAGCAGTCTGAGATCTTCCATCTTGAAATACGTGTTCAGGCTGCTCGGCGCACCGCCTTTAATCGTTAATGCGGTGCCGCTGCCGTTGTAGAAGATCTGGGTGGCTCCAGAACCGGATCCGCAAATCTGCACGTGTATGTTTTGGTTATCGATGATGGCGCTCAGATCAAGAGTAACCCCGGAGCCCGTAATCAGATAATTGCCAGCCGGAAACCATAGTGTTCCGCCCACACTTGATATATAACCAAATGCGCTCTGCACAGCATTCGTGTCGTCTGTTGTTCCATCCCCTTTCGCGCCGAAGTCCTTGACGCTGATAATGTCCTGAAACTTCGACTGAACCGTGCGCGAGATCGAGCCGGCGCCACCTTGCAGATACGAGAGCTTCGAAGACTTTATGCCCGCGTTTACCGCAACGGAATCATCGGTAACAGTGCCACTTCCGGGCGTCCCCATCGCAATAGTTGTCCCGATCTTGACCGTCACCTTTCCCACACCAACCGGGATTGGCGAACCGAACGTGAGCGTCAGGCCGTTGATCGTTACTTGCGTGTCATCCTGATAGACGCCGTCGAAATAAATCCAGGTGTTCGCGATCGTGTCGGGAGCGCTCGTCAGCGTCAGTGATGTGGTGACACCGGGCGTAAAGTCAGTGCCAGCGACGAAGATGTCATCGGTCAGATTTCCGGTAAGACCCGCGTTCGGGTCTTCGGTGATCTGATCCCAGATGAGATTCCCAAACTGGTCGTAGACGACCTGACGGTACGTCCCTGAGCCCCAGATAATCGCGCGGCCGGCCGCGTCGAGAATGATGGGGTTCGTATTCAGGATGGTCTGTGCGGCATCCTGATATGTGTTCTTCGGAGTCGTGGTGTTAGGCACATAGGAAAAAACTTGCCCACCCGCCAACGGCTTACCATTGGAATCGAGAAATGTCGTTTCTGCCGGCGGCAGGATAGTAGCCGTCATGTTGTAGAATCCCCGTTGAACAAAGCGCACACAGGCTCATCACCTGTCTGTCTCTGCCCTCGGGAGACTCTTTAACGGGCTGCTGCCGCCGATAGGTTGGCTAGACCATGACCACTCAAGAACTCATCCACGTCATCGGCACTTCTGCCGGTGTTTCCATCATCGCCGTGTGGCGCGATCTATCGGCTACCCGAAAGAAGCGCCGGCAGGCTCCCGGCTACGACAGCAGGACCGAGACGGGCTACCGCATTGCCTACCGGCTGGGCAAACTGTGGGCGCGCTGTCAGAAGCGCAGCCACTCCACGCTGTCCTAGATTCGTGTAGGGCAGCGAGCCGAGCGCAACACCGCCGAGCCCCGCGAGCGTTGCAGTCGGATTGGTGATAAGACCGCCCGTCACGATGCCGCTGCCAAGCAAATTCATAAGGCCACGCCCGGCCGTGCCGGAATCCGGGTATTTGGCGCCGAGAACGTTCTGCGCCGCATTCGCGAAGTCCGCATTCAGCCCGCTGTTCGTTCCCTTCTGCGCCGCCGTCGAACCAGCCCGGATCGAGGACGTGTACTGCGCCGGCGTGAAGATGTTTCCGTTGTTCGATGCACCAGCCATCCCGGCCGCCTTCTCGATCTGCTTGTAGCGTGCCCAACCTGCATTCGCGCGCTGCAAATCCTGAATCACATCCGGCGCGCTGCTACGTCCTACGCCATTATTCAGAGCCGTTGTAAGGTCATCCAGTGCATCGTGAAGCGCCCAGTTATCCGCGTTCGCATTACCGGTGATCTGGCGACGCGAGAAATTCGCGATCATCGAGCGGCTATCGTTCCACTGCGTGCCGGTGAGCGCACCGCCAATCGGCAGATTGCCGCCCTGCGGAACGGTGCCCCCGGTGAGTTTCGCAGTGATCTGGTTATTGACGATGTTGTCGAACTGATTGAGCGCGCCAGGCGCTTCCTGAGCCAGATTGTTGCGAATCGTCGTCAGGTCGTTGCCGAAGTTCTGGTCAGCGACAAACGACGCGCGGTTCGCGATCGAGTTGTATTCATGCCCGAGCTGCGTGCGCACATAGTTGACGCCTTCCGAACCCGTGCCCACGTTATTCGGCAGATGCTGGCCGACCTGCTCAAGCGCATCCTGATACGTCGCGCGGTTGAACTGATCCATCGCCCGGCGCTGGCCGGCCACGATCGCATCGCCAATGCCGGGGGCGCTCGTCATCTTCGCTTCCGCGCGCGCGACAGCGCCACCCATGATCTGCCCAGGCGTCGGAGTGATTCCGCGATCCATCAGCATCTGAACATCGGGTGTCACGTTCGGCGAGATGAGCCGCCCGACGCCATAGGCAGCGGGACCAAGAACGCCGCCCGTCGCAACACCTGTCGCAGCCTGGATCCCTTTATCCGCCCAATAGTTCTGACTGTTCGGATCAACAGGAGCCGCAAGCGAAGTCAGACCGCCAGAGATGCCACCACGCAGCGCAGCAGTACCAATCCCACCGACAGCAGGGCCGATTGCAGCGAGCGGAGCAGTTGCAGCGATAGAACCCGCGATATTGCCCGCGCCGGTCACGATCGGGTGTGCGGCTTGGTACGGCGCGATCTCTGCTGCGCCACGTTGCAAACCCTGATTGGCATCATTGACCAGCCAGTTCCCGACATTGTTAAGGCCAACAGCCTGTGCGCCATGCCCGAGCAGTTGCTGCGCGCCAAGCGCAGTTTCTTGAACGCCGTGTCCCAGACCAGCAAGGAATGACATTGCGCCGCCAGGCTGATTCTGCTGAGGGGCGACAGGTTGTGTAGCAGGTGCAACAGCAGCCTTCGGAGCGGTCGGCGCGCGCGTCATCGATGCGAAGATCGCATCGTCCGACTGCGGACCCTGCTGACCTTGCGCCGGAGCACCGCCCTTCGAGAATTGCGCGAAGATCGCATCATCGCTCTGCGCTCCTCCAGCCGGTTGCGAAGCCGGGATGCCCGGAAGTGTGGCCGAAGGTGCGGGAGCCTGCTGTCCGCCGATTCCGGCAGCCGCAAGCACCTTTCCGGGATAGGCGGCATTCACCGGCCCCCACTTCGACTGATCCTCGCCGCCCTGATACCGACGCAGCGCGGTCGCGACATCGGGCGACGAGTCGAGCAGTTGCGAAAGCAACTTGGCGCCGCCCATGATGTTCTGCTGCGGGTCGGTCGGATCGGTGATGCCGAGCGCCTTATAGTTCGACGGCATGATCTGCATCAGGCCTGTTGCGCCGACTCCTGACTTTACGTTCGGATTTCCGCTGGACTCAGTCGCGATGACGCCACGGATCAATGCCGGATCGACGTTGTATTGCTTCGCCGCTGCCTGAATGATGTCGTCGTACTTCGCCATCACTGGCCTCCCGGCTGGATCAGACCGGCGCGCACGAGGTTCCCGAGATCAGCCTTGAACTTCGTGAGCTGCGCGGGCGACTGGCGCGCGATGAACTTCTGCTGCTGGTCGGGATTCATCGAGGCGAACGCGAATGCGTCAGGATTGACGTTGCGGTTCCACTGCGACTGCCACTGGTTGAACCTGTCGGTCGTCAGGCCCGACTGCTGGAAGGCATAGTCCTGCGCCGCGCGCATCTTCTCAGCCGCGATCGTCTTCGTCAGGATGTCCTCGTTGGCGAGATTCGAGATGCCCGGATTTGCGTTGCCTGTGACGGCGGCATTCAGGCGTGCATCCGTGCCCGTGCCCAGCGAGCCCGAGACCGACGACGCATAGTTCGTCAGAATCTTCTTGAACTCGTCGTAGTTCTGCACATCGTCTGTCCAACCGATCTTTTGAGCAACACCCGGAGCTAGCGAGTTGATGAACGACTTCGCCTGATTACGCCAGTCGCTGCCGGGACCAGTGTTGATGCCCGAGAGCGCATCGCGCGCGGTCTCCAGCAGATTGATGCGCATCGGGGCATCAGCAGCGGCATCGTGCAGCGTCTGCGCGGCTGTGTTGGACGTGCCAGCGGCTGCCGTGAGCGCGCTTTGCGTTGCCGGCCCGAGGGACGTTTGAACGCCTCCGGGTGTGCCTCCCTGCGGCGCGTTGTAGCGCCCGGTATAGCCCTGTCCCGCGCCTCCGGGTGCGCCCTGTCCCGCAAGCTGCTGCGCCTTCGTGATGGCGTAATGCGCGCCAGTGTTCGGGTCGACCACGTCCACATTCTGCGCGGCTTCTCCTGGCGTCAGTGTGTTGTTCAGCGTGCCGGTAATCGAAGGCGCCCCAGTCAGCGGATTCGTTGCGACGATCTGCGTCTGACCGCCCGTGTTGACGGTCTGCATCTTGGGCATCAGCGCCTGAATCTTCGCCTCGCCCGAGAGCGAGTTGATCAGGTGATTCTGAATCCACGCGGCTTGCGATCTCGGATCGCCGGGAATCGACTGAATCTCGCGGATGCCCTGATCAAGCGGTAGCAGACCGCTTTGCACAGCATCCGAAATCTGGCCGGCAATCTTCGTCGACATGTCCGCTTTGCCGATGTCGGGATCGACCGCCAGCGAGCCGATCATGCCGCGAATGCCCTGCTGTTGCTTCAATGCCAATTCGAGCTTGCCGGTGTCGTACTGAAGCTGGCTGTTACGCTGCTGTGCGATCTGCCCCATGAACTGCGGCAGGAAAGCGCCTGCGCCGTTCTGCGCGGCCAGCGACTGGAGCTTGTTGAAATCGACCGTGCCATCGGGATTCACGGACTGCTGATACGCGCTGGAAATGGCCTGATTGGCCGCAAGCTGCATCTGGTTCTGGCGCAGCGAGAGCAGTCCTGCCGCCGTCTGTATCGGCTGCTGGAGCGATTGCACGCCGACTTGCGGGGCTTGAGCCTGAAGAGGTATCGAGGGATCAAGAGGCATGTTCTCGACTCACTGGAAGTAGATCGGATTGCCCGATGAGGTTGTGCCGTAGATGTTGTTTGCGCCTGCGGAACCACCGCCGCCATTGTTCAGCAGCGAATACAGCAAGCCACCTTGGGCCACGGAACCGAGCCCAGAATTGATCGCGTTCGCGCTGCCGATCGTGCCGGCCGCCTGCGCATTCGCGCCCGACGTCAGGAAGTTGCCCGCCTGCGCCGCTGTCTGGAGACCCGCATTGCCGACGCCGGCTGCCGAGCTTTGCCCAAGCCCAACCAGACCAGCCAGGCGGTTATAGTTGTCCGCGCGGTTCTGGTAATTGGTCATGAAGTTTTGCAGCGCGTTCTGGTACTGCTGCTGGTACGTCTGGTCGGCCAAGCCCGTCGTATAGCCCGCGATGCCCTTCGCCTGCGCGCCGGACAGGTTCAGCCCCTTCGCGGACAGAGCGTTATCAACGCCCTTCAGACCCTGCTGGAGCGTGAACTGATAGCCACGCGTCTGCTCAAGCTGCGCCTCTGGTGGGTTGAAACTGAAGGTCGTAGTCAGTTGTGGACCGTTCAGCAATGCCTGA